CAGGAGCTGCTCTTTCTTGTTGCATTTGTTGTAGTACTAATTTTTTAAATTCTGGGTAAGGTAACTGTCCGCCACCTTCTATGTATTTTTGATACTCTACTTGTAACATTTGTTCTGCTTCGTCAGGTAGTTTTACTTCTTCAGTCATAGATTCTTCTACTATCTCACCATTAGCATAACCTCTTCGCATCATGTTAGGTCTGTTTAAATTTATATCTTCTTCGTCTTCAACTAGCATACCACCCGCATAACCAATCCTTCCACCGTTAGCTACGTTCTGTGTAAAGTAACCAGACTGAGCAGATGCTTCAGGTGGTAAAAAATTCATATAAGAGTCTTTATTTCTTGACATCATGTATGCCATGTAAGGAGTAATGTAATCTTCATCTACTTCCTCTACTACTTCTTCAGGTTTAGACATAGCATTTTGTATTAAGGGTGCCCCTAAAGCAAAAGCTGAACCAAGTCCAAACGCTTTCTTACCACTTAAAGCTTGGTTAGTATATAATAAGGGGTTGCTTTTATTAAACGGGTTTAAAAATTTATTAAAGAAACCACCTCCACCTACTGTTGATCTACTATTAGTAAAAGCATCCGCTCCTGTTATTGGAGCTGCATTTCTAGCAGCAAGAGCTCCACCTAGTCTACTAAACAAACTAGCCTTACTAGCACCAAAAGGTATGCTACCTAGACCAGCCATTATAGCCATCTTACCCATTGGACTCTTAGCAATTTTCTTAACACCACGGAAAGCCTTCTTTACAAAGCTCCCTAATCCGTACATCTGTCTTGGTTGTTGCATTCTTGAAATTGCCATAATTTAATCCTAGTTTATCTGTTCTACTTGGTTTTACTAAACAAATCAAGAGTAGGCATAATAACTTTTACGTCCTGTGCCATCTCTTCTGGCTTAAAACCTTTAGCTTCCCAGTCTTTTCTTGTCTTAAAAATCTCACCAGTCTCGAGGTGTCTGTAAGTTTCTTCTACTTTAGCTTCATATACTTTCATTAGTCTACCTTCTCTTTTTTGATGTTTAAATAACTGATGGCTATATCAAACGAACCTGTGTTACTTGATTGTATTGTAAAAGCACTGCCGCCTTCTACTATTAGAGGTTGAGTTAATAATTCTACTGTAACATTAGCTGTCAATGCTGTTGATTTAATAGCTGTAATACTATTGTTTGTAACAGTAACTGTAGGTGTACTAGCAGATGTAACTAGTAATGATTTAATAATTATAGTTTCATTGACCAAAGGATTACCTGCTCCCAATGGAACCAAAGCATTCCCTGTTGTATCGTTATCTATACCTTTAAATTTGTATTGGTTTACTACTGCCATTATTCTAAAAAGAAACTCTTAGCTTCTATCTCCTGTTTTACTTCTTCCTGAAAAGAAGAATTTAATTTTGTTATAATACCATCAAGATCCCTAACCAGGGATTGTATATTAGTTTGCTCATATTCTTTTGTTGCTCTAGTTAATGATTGTACAATTTTTGCCATTATCTTTTCATTCCTCTTGCAGCTAGACCACCAAAGAAATATCCGATTCTACCACCATTAGCGTAATCAGCAAATCCACCAACACCTGCCTGTGAATCAGTCTGGCTTTCAGTGTCACCACTACCCTGACCTGGATCCCCTCCTTCAAATTGATTTACATAATTTCCTTGAGCAGTAATTCCAAAACCATCTTTGGGCCCGCTACCACCACCATCACCACCAGGTGGGTCGGTATGAATATTAAACCCCGGATCTATAATTCCTTTTTTAATTCCTGCTCTAATTTTATTAGCAGTCATTCTTTGTTTTACAAAGTTATTAAAATTTATTTGATTCGTTATGTCTTCTTTTTCTTTTTCTTTTTCTAAATAATAGTTATCAATGTCGGTTAATTCTTTACCTGCAGCAATTTTTTCATTAGCAATCGCTACCTTATCTGCAACAACATTACTGTAGTTACCAAAAGCACTTACTTTGTTATAACCATATCTATCTTGATTAGTTAAATTACCACCACCATGTACGCTCTGTTCTTGATTAGCTAATTGCATATCAATAAAAGCATTATCATATGCATTTAATTTATTCTCTCTAGAATTTTGTTTTGCCATTCCCATTAAAAAATTACCACCAGGAATTGCCATACCTATTCCTTTTCCAATTAAATCCATTGCCGGTTGAAATTTATTTGGTTCAGGTTTTGTGCCGGGAAGATAACCTGTACTACCATAACTAGTTCTATTTGTTACAAACTGACCTTGATTTAAATTTGCCGTGTAAGGATTATTAGAAAAAGATCTATTAAAATTATCACCACCATTATTATTTTGATAAACTTCTGTTGCCGGTATACCAAATGTTTCTGTTATTTTTTCTTCTTCTATTTCTCCTGGATTTGAAACAACGTTTCCTCTAAATCTATCTTGTGTAATAAATTGACTATTGGGTTTTGCATATAAAAGATTATCTGCTGCGTTATAAAAATTTATCATTATCTCATTCCTCCTGGTGCAACGTCTAATCTAAATGTACCGAGTTTCCAATCCTGGTTAGACCCTGTGTTAGAAACTTTTAATGCAATAGACCTTGCTCTAATTCTAGTGCTTTTAAAAGTAGTGGTTGAATCAATTGGAAAATTTGTAGTGATAGGTGTGCTATTAGGATAAGCCCTAGTTGTAAAACTAACTTGAGTAGTACCGGTTTGATTTATAAAATCTGGTATGAATCTACTTATTCTCATAATGTATTCTCCGTCTCCTCTAAGATCTGGCGTACCTACAGCTTGACCTGTATTACTTCTTTTTTGTGTAATGTCAAAGTCTCCTGATAATATGTTTGCTTGGATAGCTGTTACAACTCCCCCTGCATTTACTTGATCGGTCCCTGTTTCCTGGTTATAGTATATAGTAATCCCATCCGTATTACCAGTAACATCAAAAGAATCATTGTCTGTAGAAGTATAGTATGTTGCATGGGGTCTGTTAAATACAGACGAATCTTGCCATGCTGTCCTGTCCAAGCTACCTGTAGTCCATATAGGTTGTTTTGCTGATGAGTCTAGATAATTATAAGTTACCACTCGATCCACTAAATTAGAACCTTCACTACAATAAAACCAATTTATCTCACCAAATAAATTGTTTAGTCCACAATTAATTAAATCACGGGATGTATCATTGATACTATCATAAACGTAATCTTCAACAAGACAAGGCATAGATTTTAATTGTCCATCGTAAGTAAAGAAACCATTCTCTGACATCCAATAAGAAGACCCGTCTACTTCAACACATGCATTCTTACCAAACAATCCACAGTTAGTTCCTACCTGTTCAAAGGAGAAAGTAAAAGGTGCTCCAACGAATCTCATCAAAAACAATGCAGTATCAGTCCACACATAAATTGCATCCCTACCTTTAATAGCTCCCATAATCTTAGAACCATCCGCAAGTCTTTGTGTACCTGCAGTATTTTCAGCTCTTACTGTGTATGAATCTGTTTCATCAATACTTTCCTGGTCCGAGAATCTTATAAACATATCGTCTTGAGTAGTAGGGTCTCCAACAGTTGTTTCTGTTCCAAAGAATACTAAATGTCTATCGGGCGTTGAAACTAATACATGACGTGACGCTGTTGGTGCATTAGGTAATACCGTTGCTCTATTTGCCGTTGCGTTTGCAGCGGATGCATCCCATTCAAAACACGCACCATTATATATAAGAGCAATTAATTTTGTACCGTAGTTATCTAAAACCCATAGACCTGGATCAATAGTAAAGTCAGAAGAAGCAGGATCTCCCCATCCATTATAATTAGTAATATTAGTTACTGTAGCCCCAGCACTGTGGGTTGCGGCAGTAGTCCCGTCAACTCCTCTAGCACCACCGGTTAAAGTATTTGTAGTTGTATTGTTATTTGTGTAAGTAATAAATTCAGTTCCTATTTGTATTGTCCCTGATGCTGGAAACGCTGACGTGCTGGCTAAAACAATTGTAGTTCCTGTTGTATTTGTTAAAGCTGTTTGTAAAGTTGTTGCTGAAGGACCAATAGATGTACCACCAAATAAACCTGCACCCCAACCAAAACCTCCAAGTTGTTGAGCGGGTCCTACAGTATAATAACATAGAATAGAAGTTGATCCTGCATTTGTTACCGGTGTCCCTGTTTCCTGGGCCGCCATTGTAATTGTAAAAGTCGTACCACTGGGTACAGATGTAACCATAAATTTTTCATCTTCAAATGTAGCATTAGTAAATGTAGAACCACTTAATCCAGTAACAGAATCAAACAATACAATATCATCTTCTGCCAAACCGTGATTGCCTGTACAAGTTATTGTAACTGTCGTTGAACTTGATGTACTTGTAAAATTAGCTCCTGTTAAAGTAACTCTTATAGGATGAATATCGTAGTAGATACCACCTGAATATACATACAGAATTCTATTGGTTCCAATTGCAGCATATTTAATACCTGCGTTATCATCCCAGTGATGAAGAGCTCTTGCTGCACCCGTTAGTTTTGACTCACCTAATTGAGCCCATCCACCTATTTTTTCTGGAGACCCATATCTAAAACGCACAAAGTCACCATCAAACCATTGCCCTTCGGCACCTGTTTCTGTAACTTGTTTGTTAAATCCTGGAGCAAAGCCTAATTTTTGTAACATATAAAAACCTGTTTACTAGGTATTATATCAGATTGTTA